GTTTCTTGCAGGTTATCTCTAAATTTACTTTTACGCTGGAGTTTCTCCATATCCCTTATTGTGCAAGATTATTTATTATATATAGGTGTTAATCATTCCTATCTCTTTTAATGCACAATTATAATATAAACTTTTAAAAATGCCTTTCACTAATTCAGCTATTCAGCAATAACAATACTATTCCAAAATTTTAAAACTTTGTCAATAGTAAAAATAAAAAAAAGGCTACTTTTTATTAGTAGCCATTTCTTATTAAATGTGTTCGAGGATTCATAGAAATATTATGAGAATCAAAAAAATTATAATACTCACTTAAAATCCCTTTTCCCTTTGCAACAGCATCAAGTTTTTTAGGCTCTTTATAGCTATCAACAAAGGTAATTGGAACACCGTATCGCTTATGCTTACGCAAAGCATTCTTTGATAGTTTAGGCTTAACAATATCAACATCATTAGAATGAATGTTAATAGGTTGTCCAAAACTATCAAGTACAGTAGTCATACCCATAGTTTCACCTTTTGGTTATCTATTCGGCTTTAGTGCCTTTCGAATTAAGAGTATTAAATCAGTTCTAAAAAAGAATGTCAATACTTTTTTTAAATTATTTTTTTGGCTTTACATAACATGAAACGATTATAAAGTCAATAGCAAAAACATAGAAAACTACTGTATATATATACAATTGCTGAGATGCGTTGTGAGAGCTTGAAAAGATTTTTGAATAGTAGAAGGTTAATCAAGCTTTTGAAGTCTTAGAAGTAAGTATATGCAACCTTTATAAAGTAAACTAATAATACTTTATAACTTTATAAGGGCTTATTAACTAGATGGTTAAACTTGTAAAGCTTGTAAAATTTTTAAAGTGGATAAAAAAATTGTCACAAAACTTGCAAAATTTTTAAAATTGTGCTAGGAAAAAATAAATGTCACAAAACTTTACAAGCTTTTAAAATTATGCTAGGGATTTGATATAAGGTGTTTTTATAAAGCTTTATAAATTCTAGTGATGGGGGGCAGGAACGCCACCCCTATACCCCTATATATATATAGTGGTTACACATTTCTAGGTATTTTTAAGTATTAACCAGCCCCATAACTTTACAAAGCTTTATAAAGTTTTATATATACTTTTGAATAATATTAAGTGATACTGATTGTACCGTATAGGAAGATAGATATTAAGACTAATATCTCTAATTGACTTTTAAACTTGTTAAACTTCATCGGGCTTTATAAGGGTTGTAGTGGGGGTGTTAGTTATATATGTAACCGGGGGAACCTAACAATTCCATTGTACACATTTATTCGTGATTTGTCAAGACCTTTGCAGAAATAAGTGAAAAAACTTTAAAAAACTTGACAAAACCTTGACAAGTATCTATAATAATAAGTATGTCAACCTATTTACAGGAAAAGAAAGATAGAAATCTTACCGAGAAACAACAAGCTTTTTTAGATCATCTTGTTGAAACCGGAGGAGATTTTAAAAAGTCAGCCGAACTTGCCGGATACTCAGGCAATCACTATCAAGTACTAAAAAGTTTAAAAGAAGAAGTAGTCGATTTAGCTTCAGACGTACTAGCAAGGGAAGCCCCTACAGCAGCTTTTAAGATTATCGAGGTTATGAAGTCGAATAAACCCGTACCTCAAGCCAATAATAAGTTACAAGCTGCTCAGACTATTCTAGACCGTGTTGGTGTTTCTAAAACGGATAGGATAGATGTAAACCATAATACCGGTGGAGGTATCTTTATTCTCCCTGAGAAAAAGGCGATTGAGCTGGACGAAGGAGATTATGAAGATATATCTAACTGAGATGGAGGTTTACGGTAAGGTCTTTGCAGGACCTAACATTGTTGCTTCAAGCTTTGAAAAGGCTGATGAAGCAGCATCACAAAGTGGTTTAACTGTTATTGGAGAGTTAGATACTCTCGTTGTCAATGATGATGATACTTGGTATCCAGTAACAGTTGATACTGAAACTAATAGAACGGTGCACTAATGGCAAAGAAAAAAGACTCAAGACTAGAAAGAGCAGGAGTAAGTGGTTACAACAAACCTAAACGAACTCCTAATCATCCTAAGAAATCACATATTGTTGTTGCTAAAGAAGGTGACAAGATAAAGACAATTAGGTTTGGGCAACAAGGAGCTAAGACTGCTGGTAAGCCTAAAGCAGGTGAGTCTCGTAAAACTACGATGAAAAGAAAGTCTTTTAAAGCTAGACATCGTGCAAACATTAAAAAAGGAAAAATGTCAGCAGCATTTTGGGCTGACAAGGTGAAATGGTAATATGGAAATATTAATTATTATAGGATTGGTTGGTATTGTTGGTTGGTGTTTGGTTGACAAATACATGCCTGAATGGACTGACATTGTAAAAGGTTGGTTCAAGTAAAGTAATACTATGGACTTTAATGAGTGGCAAAAGACTGAATTAAGCTGGTGGGCAGATAGACAATTAAGTATTGTCGCACTGATGTCAGTTATTCAAGTAGGTATGTTTGGTTTAATGCTACTATGTTTTTATATTAATTCATTAGTATTTTAAGAGATATATTATGCCACAGATTGGTTCAGATGAGAAACCTGTAACATTCAGGAGTCCTATTTACAAAAACACACACGGATCAAAAGGAGCTAATCCTAGACCCGGATTTTACACACAAGAATACAAAGATAATTGGGATAGAATTTTCGGAGGAAAAAATGCCAAGAAAAACAACAGCGAAAAGAACGACTAAAAAGAAGTCTACTGTAAATAAAGCCGGTAACTATACGAAGCCGACTATGCGTAAGAGGCTTTTCGAGAAGATCAAAGCTGGTTCTCGTGGTGGTAAACCCGGTCAATGGTCAGCTCGGAAAGCCCAGCTTTTAGCGAAAGAGTATAAGTCTAAAGGTGGTGGCTATAAATAAAAAAGACCCAAAAGTCGGAACTGGTAAAAAGCCGAAAGGTAGTGGCAGACGTTTATACACTGATGAGAATCCAAAGGATACCGTTAGTATTAAGTTTGCAACTCCAGCCGATGCGAGAGCAACGGTTGCGAAAGTCAAAAGAATTAAAAAACCTTTTGCAAGAAAGATACAAATACTTACAGTTTTAGAACAACGAGCTAAAGTAGCTGGTAAAACTCAACAGGCTAGTATAGCTAAAAAAGGTAAAGAAGCAATTAGGAAAAAGCATGGCACTCAAAAAAAGTCAAAGAAGTCTTAGAGCTTGGACCAAACAAAAGTGGGGTACTAAGTCAGGTAAGAAGTCTTCTGAAACAGGAGAACGTTACTTACCTAAAGCAGCTCGTGATGCATTAACTCCAGCAGAGTATGCAGCTACTTCAAGAAAGAAAAGAAAAGATACAGCAAAAGGAAAACAACATTCTAAGCAACCTAAAAAGATTGCAAGAAAAACTAGGAAATATCGTAAGGTTAGATAATGTTTAGACCTGATAGTTATATAAGAAGAACTTCATCAACTGTACCGTTTGGTTATGAGTTAGATGAACACTTTGAAGGTTATTTAAAACCTATTCCTGAACAGATTGAGATGCTTGAAGAAGTAGCTGAAGCTGTTGTTAACGGTGAAATAAGTTTAGGTATAGGTGTTGATTGGTTAGAATCTGAAACAGGTAGAAGTATTTCTAGACCCGGATTAAAGAAATACGTAGATAAAAACTTTAGAAGCTAATGCAGGATTGGGAAAAAAATCCTCAAAATTACTTGACAAACCCTGATGGGAGCTATATACTAAAGAAAGATGGAACTCCCAAGAAGAAACCGGGTAGACCAAAGAACAGTGAACTTTCTGATATTAAGTTAGCTTTACAGGCTAAAAAGAAATTAGATAAGAAGAATCAGAAAGTTAAAAAGCTAACACGAAGTTTAGCTAGAGTCAAGAAAGAACTTGACAGTGAAGAAAAAGTTTTAACATCTAATGTTTTAACAGAATCAGAAACTAAAACGTTACCTGATCAAATACAAAAGCATTTAGATGAAACAGGTTCTCATGTGGCTTTCATGCCTAACGAAGGACCTCAGACAGATTTTTTAGCTGCTTCTGAAAAAGATGTATTATACGGTGGAGCAGCCGGTGGTGGAAAAAGCTTTGCAATGCTTATAGACCC